AATATACTTGCCTTCTATAGTATACTGGTCTCTAGGCTCAGTATCTCCCATAGCCTTAATGTTATTAGCAAGGAGCTTGGCATCAGAAGGAGTAAGTATAATCTCTGCTCTCATAGGCAAAGTATCCCTGCTTTCTCCCCAAATCCACTCTGTAGGCTTATGGTCAATGAGTCTCCATGCTTGATTCTTCAAAGGTGCCTTATAAGGCCTGCTCATCAGTCTTGTGTACTCTGAGTTCTTCAAAGGCATAACTTGGAGAGTCTTTAGTGGGTTTGGTTCCTTAAGTACCTTAGCATCACTGTACTCATTGAAGGCCAAAGTCTCATTGATGATAAAGTACACATCTTCTGGAAATGGGAATACAAAAGCTCTAGGGTCAATAGTGTCACTTTCTAAGGGGCCTATATCTTGGGGGTCCCCATCATAGACTCCTGCCTTTTTTACCTTATCATAGGCAGCCTTCTCAGTAATACTGGAAAAGTCTATCTGCCTCTTAGGTACATCATCAAAACCTTCTTGGTTCTTATTGCTCTTAGGGTTGAAGTAATTTTTCAGAATCTCATCTTGAGCCTTAGTCAGAAAAACACTCTTCTCCCACTCATTAAGACCAGGGGCTTGATTATTATTGATGTTGTTGTAGAGAGTATCAAATAAACTACTAATTTCCTGTATGCCCATACCTTATTATATTATATAGGGAGGGAGATGATTCTCCCTGCCCTTGTTAATACTAGTCTTTCTTTATCTTAGCCTCCAGCATAAACTTCAGTTCTGTCCTCTTGGCATTGCTGATGTATTTAGCTGAATTGTTCAGAGTACTATCCTCTCCCATCTCACATAAAGGACTTCCCTCATAGTAGTAGAGGTCATTCCTTCTGGTAATTACTCCTGCTTCTACAGCCTTCTTGATGAGTACCTTTGCAGGAAGAAGGTCATCCTTAATAACCCTGAGGAATGTTCTTGGGTCTTTCTGGATGTACTCAATAGTCTTTCCTTGCAGGAAGTCAAGTTTGGTCATAGTAGCCACAGGTCTTCCTGTAAGAATCTCAAGAACTGCCCTAAGAGTATCTGCATCATGTCTGATAGTACCATATTCTGCATAGCACTCAATGATAGTCTCATTCTTACTGAGATTCATCTGGGCTTCAGAATGCTCATTGATAATAACAAACTGATAGGTTGCCTTAGGCCTGTCCTCCAACTCTTGAAGAGAAGGGCAGATATAGTCCTTGTTGTTGAGAAGTACCTTATACCTGATGTAGTCTGCTGGATTACTGAGGTCAAGGTAGTTATCTTGCTTATGCAGAATAACCTTACCAATGCCATCAGGATTAGTGTCATCCCAGAAGTTATCTCTCTTCCTATAGACACTCAAAGCATTTTCTTCCAAACCCATAGCCTTCTCAAGGAATGCCTTCTCACTATCAGTAAGTACATTCTTATAGGCTCCTGTGCTAAGTCTAGGTACTACAAAGCTTCTAGTGGCACTTTCTGCCATACCACCTGAAAGGACATGCCCTTTGTTATGTACCATTGCATTAGGGCTAGGTACAAACCTTACTATGACACGCTCATTTCTCAAGCAGTTTACTACTTCCTTCTTTTCCTCAGACTTACTCATAGGCTTAGTATAAGTCTCTTCCTCTTCTTTTACCCTCTTAGGGATTTCTTGAAGACGCTCTTCTGGTGTAACATCTATCTTGATGTTCTCCAAGTCAGGCATCTTTTCTTCTACTCTTTTCTTAGCCATTTTATCTTCTCCTTTATATGGTTATTACTTCTAGTTTTAAAAGAAGGCAGGAGAGGTAGTTAAACCTCTCCCACCCTTGGGTATATTAGCCCTGCAAAATAGCAGGAATGATGCTCATGGTCCTAGTTGGGTCAAGAACACATACACCAGTGGTAGTGTACTTGTGGATAGTAGCACTATCCTCATCATGACTCATATAAGGATTGCCTACTGCACCTGTGTAAGGATTCCTCAAGCCCCACTCATAAGAGGTAATATCACCCCTCTGACCCTTGATGGCTGTCTTGAAGATATTGGGCTGGTCAGGAGTACCAATATCAAAGATGTCAAACCTGTAAGAGAATGCAGGACCACCATTGGGGTGCATAATCTTATTTCTAACAGGGTCATCATAGTAGGGATCTACCTCTACCTTGACAGTCACGTTGTTAGGAGCCTTGAACTCTACAAACTGGAAGCCTGCAGAGAGAGCATTGTCATGCAGAGGAGAGTTGGTCTTCCTTACCATACCTACTGCATCAGTGTTGGTAGTAAATGCAGTCCAGCCACTTACAGTATCAAGTACTGCCTTGTGGAACAGGGAAGCACCTCTTTCACCAGTCCTAAGGATGAAGGTACGCTCATTCATACCCAAGTTAGAGGTAGAAAGGTTGTACAGAGCATCCTCAATTTGTTTCAGAGAGAAGTTGTTGTAGAAGGTAGTATTAGATACTTCCATCTGCTGATACAAACCAGCACCCATGCGGATAACTTCACCAGACTTACCAATGTTCAGATACTCACCATTACCATTACGGTTAGACCTACCAAAGGCAATCAGTTTGTTCTTAGCTTCTGCCCACTGCTGCTCAAGTACCCACTGCTCATAGTGCATCCACATGTCATAGGTCTTGACAGTGTAACCATTGTTTGTAGGAACTTCTACAGGAATACCAAAGGCAATCTTCTTGTTAATCAGAGCACCAGATACCTTATGCTGCATACGGATAGTAGAGAACTCATTCCTCATAGCAATAGGACTAGAGAAAGTAATGTCATCTACCTTACGAGAGAACTCCCTTTCAACAGGAGCATACTCCTTAGAGAACCTCTTACCAGGCTGCAACTGTTCACGAGGCATACCACCTGTAACAGCACCCATCAGTTCTACCTTGTAGCGGATGTTAGTACCCTCACGGAAGCCATCACCCATAATACGGAGAGGATAGATTTCATTCAGTTCACCAACAATAACTGCACCATCAGCAAACAAATCCTCTTCAAATACTACATAGAAAGCCTCACCATTGATACCAATGTTACCCTTAGTATCATCATTGTCTACAATGGTATTGTCCAGAGTCCTAGCCTCTACAAGAGGAAGGTTCTTTACCATAGAACCAATGACATTCCAAGTATACTCATCCTCACTCTCAAACTCTTTAGTAGGATACTTAGACAGGAAAGTGTCCAGTGTCTTACCATACTTAAAGGCAAGCAGCTGTACAGTCAAGTCAGTAGCCTCCTGCGGCTTGTTCAAGAAGATACCACCAAGGTGATTAAGTTTAGAAGTTTTACCCCAAGAGTCAAACTCCATACTTTGAAACTTACCAAGTTTTCCCATTTTACAATCTTTTAAGCATTAAATAAAAATCAATCTCTTTTTCCTTTACTGCATTTGCAGTTATTTCTTAGGTCAAAGGGCCAACTTGAAGTTCCCACCAAGGAATGACTCTGGATCTTCTTTCCTATTGGCAACCATCTTAAGGGCACCACCTGAGGTTCTCCTAGTATTGTTGAGAGTATTCTCCAACTCCCTAAGACCTTTCTTCATCTCTTTCCTGACTTCTGCCTTTGCAAAAGACTTGAAATCCTTAAAGTTATCAGTTAGTGTCATAAAGAGGCCTACATACTTGAGGAACTCAGCAGGATGCTCCATCTCATACTTCTGGACTGCTGTCAAGTACTCTCCTGTCTCAGGATTCTTGTAGATGGGCTTAGAGATACTATCAAAGATTTTCTTGCGAACATCTTGACTAATCTCTGTGTCTCCAAACAGCTTCTTGTCTTTGTAAATAGACTCCTTCAGTTGATTGGCCTGTTTAGTCCTTTCCTCCTTAATGCGGTCTGCCTCTTCCTGAGCTTCTGCCAGCAAGTCATTGTACTTACTCTGGAAGAACTCCTTATTACTCTGGAGGGCAGCTTTTGCATCTTCAACATCTGTTCCAGCATCAATGCTCCTCTCTGTAAACTTTTGTGCTCTCTCTTGAGAGTAGCCTCTGTTGAGATAATCTTGATAGATAAGGTCTTTGCGCAACTGC